ATTACCAAAAATTGACTAGTCGTTGTAAAGTATGTATTAATAATTATAGAAAAAAGAATAAAGAAAAATTAAATGCTTATAATAAAAATTACTTACTTAACAATCCAGACAAAGCTAAAAAATATCAAGAAAATAGTAAAGAAAGAAAAAAACAAAATTTTAAATTATGGTATCAAAAAAATAAAAATAAACAAGCCATAAAACACAAAAAATGGAGAGAGAACAATTTAGAGAGACATAGAAACAATTATAAAAAATGGAAAAAAACGCATGATAGAACTAGTTATCACAGAGATAGGAGAGAAAATATTCCAACCGTTAAATTAATAGACAATGTTAGACGAAGAATAAATATAGCCCTGCAAGGTAAAAATAAATCTTCAATAGAATATTTAGGCATAGAAATTAAATTATATAAACAATATTTAGAAAATTTATTTCAACCAGGAATGAATTGGAATAATTATGGAATAAATGGTTGGCATATAGATCATATAGTTCCACTTTCATCTGCTAAAAACAAAAAAGAACTAATAAAATTATTTCACTATACTAATACACAACCGTTATGGGCGAATGATAATCTTAAAAAAAGTAATAAAATTTAATTAAAATAAAGACTTAGTTTCATCGGTAAACCCATACAGGATGATAAAAATATTGAACTTGAGGAACATAAACAACTTTCTGAGTCCTATACCACAAACATCTTTGTTCCACAACTATAGGCTGTTGTACAACATATGGGGTATATTGATAAACAACTACTGGTTGTGGTGGAGGATTATAGGTTTGCTGAGTAATAGTAGTCTGTGTTACTGTAGGAGAACTATATACATAAGGAATCCAATCTTGAGCATAAGCACTATTAGTAATAGTCATAGCACAAAGAAAATATAAGCACTTCATCAAATTTCTCATTGTATCTCCTTAAATAATTTATAAATCAATGTTCACATTATGTTTATTAAGTAATCTATAAAACTCATCACGAATCTTATCAAGAGCATCATTAGCGCTCTTAAAATCATGATGGTTTCGTTGCCAGCTTCTAATCTGTTCACTAAAATCCCAAAGAAAACTTTGAACTTTTGGGGCTTGAGTAGCAACATCATATTCGTGTTGATCTTCCGGCAAATCAAACCTTAGTAAAACTTTCATGACCAAATTTCCCTTCGTATCTTAATTAGTTCAATTAGTTTCTCAGTATCTTCCTTATCATATTGTTTTTCTGTTTTTTCTATTGATGACAATGCTTTTTTATACTCTTTAGAAATCTTTGATGAAAAATGTTCATCTTCAAAGTCTTTAAACTTGTAAACTTCATGAGGGTCTGGTCTATTAGGTCTAATATCTTTCCACCACAGATAAAGCTCTTTTACTTTTTGTGCAGATAAAGCCTGTGGAGTCATTTCACCATAGTGTTTGTCTTCTTTGCTTGTGCCGTAATCTTCATTATAAACCAAAGAAGAGGCCCAATTCAAATGATCTAATCCGGCTTCTCTAGAGCGGCCATTAACAAATTTATATTTCTTAGACTTATCATATCTGCTAGTTGTCGCCAGTTCTATTTCGACATAATCAGACAACTCATTGAATAAGCCATGTAATACTTTATAGTCAAATTCATAATATTCTCCGGGCTTGAGTCCGGTTTTTAACACATGAGTCTGATCTATCCATCTGTTCTGGATATAAATCTTTATTGTATGATACAAATCGCTGGGGAACATTACAAAATCTTGTAGCTTTTTAAGACCCTTTTCGGCCAACCAATATCTAGTCGGATACTTCTTTTTTGCTTCATTATGCCAATCGTCCCACTCTTTCCAGCCCAAAGCATAAGGCTTTTTTGTGCCTCTAATAATGTCAGCTAAATTTGAACAACTCCAGTAATTATAGCGTGATCGTCTTAGCATTATTTTGATCTTTCTTCTCTATGCTTATCACACAGTACGCTAATCCATCCACCTTTAGTTGGCTTGCCGGGATCGCCACAAACCTCACAGATTTTATAACTTAGCTCATCTGCCAAAGACACAAGTCCTCTTACATAATCATCTCCACCACTATAATATATTCTCAATCCACCAAACTTTTCTTTTATTTGGTCAAATTTTACAGGAACGTAGTCTAAATCTGACTGATCGTTTTCTGTCCTAATTCTTATTCTGTCTGCTATATTTTTCTCATGTTTAAAAATTCTCCAACAAACAGAAGATATCAATTCATACCAACCTAAACCACACTCTATGCCGAAACTCATGCACGACTCTCTACGAGATTTTAGTCTATTAGAAAATAGATCTGGATATTCTTCATAAAGAGTGTCCCATGACTTTTCATTGTCCATCGCTCTATTCCTTTTAAGGCTTACTAATTATAGTAACGCTCACATCTCTGAACAAAAGCAGGAAGCATCTTACGAAGATTATGTGGCATAGTATCAAAAGAGGAATGACTAGGTTCAAAAAACCGCTCGACCAAGAGCAATCTTTAACCCCATTTTCTTACTAAACTTATCACCCTTGCGACATTGAGCATAGCCGATAGAAAAATCTCCCTTGTACTGTGTTGGAACAGCCACCAAAACTCCCTTTGGTTCGCCTCTTTTGTCACGATAATAAGTGATAAGACTATACTTTGGAATATTCAGATCAATCATTTTTATTCTCCTTTGTGGGTGTACATGGAAGTATATCATACTATCGTCGTGCTGTCAACCGGCACTTTACAGTTTTTGGTAAAAACTATACCCTTTTTCGCTGGTGCTGGGATAGGTTCGTCGAATTTTTCGACATAGGAAACCACCCAACCATACTTAGGCTTATCATTCCAACCATAAAGAGGATCGTTCTGTGATACTAGATGTTTATTATAATCATCAATCCAAGATATTTTATCTGGATATTTAAAACTACCACTAAATGTAATAGTACCAATAATTCTGGCTTTAAATTTGCCAAGTTTACCCGGAGTTTCAACTAGATATAATGGATGGTTAACATACTTCATTGGAATGTGATAGGATCGTGTCTCTATGCTTTTCAGCCCATCAATTAAAAGAGTTGACCAAGGAACCTGTATGTTTAAACCATTCATTTTGTAACTTCTATGTGCCACCTGTTGCCGTGAAGTTCAGCCACAACTCCCATATTCAGCTTAACAAGTTCTGCTACTATTTCGGCCAACTTTTGTGTTTCATTCAGATAAAGATAAATCATGCTGTTTCTCCGTTGTGAGCGTTTAGTATAAGTCTCTTATCGGCAGTTGTCAAGATGGTTCTTTAAAAAAAAGAAACGATGGCGTGTATGCCGTCGCTTCTTAATTAATTTATGATTGTTCGTCAATTTTAACTTTTACTTAAATTCCTAAGAGATTCACTATCTTCAGTCATTACTTTTTTGGCTATATTCATTTGATGCTCATAAGGATCAAATCCTGTTAATTGATAATAAAAATGAAATAATCGCTCAATTCTATTAGACGCATCATTCCATAACTTTTCGCCATCTTCACTACCGCCATCAATAGTATCTCTATAATCTTGAATACAAGAAATAGCGATCATAATATCTTCAGCAAGAGTTGGTTTCATTTCTTTTTCCCATATTTTTTAAAGGTCGCATAAACGGTAATACAAATAGCAATAGATTGAATAGCATACCAGAAGTATAATTCGTTCATTATCTCATTAAGACCCATACTTACCATCGCTAAATCCTTCTTTATAGCCGTCATCATATGCTGTTTCTATAACTATTCTGAGTAATGCCAACAATTCTTTAGGAATAGTTAAATTTTTGTTTCTTACAAATATTTGATTAATGTTGTGTTTTTCGATCCAATCGTCAAATTCTTTATTATTCATTTTTGGACAATTTCTTATAAGTTAATGGAGCAGGATGTTGTTTTCGTTCTGTGGCCGCAACTAATTCTCCGTCCTCGTTCATTACTGGTTTAGTTTTACCATTTTCTATAATTAGATGAAATGCCTCGCCAGTTTCAGTATCCGCCCAAACTACCCAATTTAATGGATTACCATGAGCATCAAAAACAGAATATGAACAATGTTCGGGAACTTTAAGTATCATTTTTCTCTGGTTGATTCACAAAAGTAATGAAATTCTCAAGATTTTGAATATAATCTACTAATTCTGGAATAGTATTTAAATATCCATGTCTAATAACAGCACTATACATATTAATGTTCTTCGCCCCTTCAATATCTCCAAATTTTGGATTAGCAGTAACCATCAATGTTTCTGTTGGCTTAAAATTTGTGTCTGTTTCTATGGTCTTATAAGCATCAAAATGAGGTTTGTAAACTTTGTGTTTATTTAAGTTAATAATATAGTTCCAATAAATATTATTAGATTCTGATATGGTTTTAATTAAATCATAAGAACCATTGCTTAATGCTAAACAATAATATCCATTATCTTGCAAGAGTTTTATTCCTGCTGCACTATCTTCGTGGGCCGTTAAAGCATACCAACTATTAGGGAAAGAGTATGGAGAAAAATCTTTTTTATTTACATGATCTACATAGTCTTGTATTTCTTGTCTGGATATGTTCCTCATATCAAAAACAGTACCAAAACAATCAAAAGCAATACATTTAATCATTTCTTTTCTCCGATAATACTATACAAAAAATCGGCCAATCCCTTAATTTGCTTGTTTCCATAGACAAATATTATTTTAGAATCACTATCATAGTGAGATAGTTCTATAACGTGTTCATCAAAATGAGATTTAACTATAATTTTAATTTTATTATCTTGATCTTGATAGTAACCTGTTTCTGGACTATTCATGCTCAATTTTCCAAATTATATTATGAAATGTTTTTTCTCCGTCCACGGCAGGATAACAATAGATCATAACCATAAATAAAGAACCGCCAAAATATAAAAATGTCATATCTCCAGTAATATCAATCATTGGTTAATAATCCTTTTGGTCATACAGTTCTGGGTATTCTTTGGTTAGTTTGTCTCTAGGATCAAAGTCTTGATTAAATTCTTCACAAACAAAAGCATAAAATTCATATCCTTCATATTCACTCTCTTGATAACGTCCCTGCTCTTTATCGTATTTAACAACAAGTTCTTTTAGTTTATTTAGAAAATCGGTTTGTTCAGCAGTTTTTCTAACTTTTTCTTTGTGAAGTTCTAATTCTTCTTGGGTTAATTGGTAAAAATAAATATCTGCCTCTTCTCTAATTTTGTCGGCTATTGCACTATTTAGTTCTTCATCACTCATAGAGTATAATAGTTTCCAACATTCATACAATTTATCTAAATTAGTCATTTCTTTTTCCCTATTATACAATTTTAATATGCAGATATAACCATGAGATTATTTCAATAATTTTCCAAATACCAACAATAGACAATACAAACATAATAGCGAGTGGAAGTATCAGTCCTTTAAAATTAATATCAATCATTTATTTCTCCAACTATCATATATAATAGGTTGACCATTTTCATCTTGACCAATAATTGGCCTAGTATGACTCCAACCTTCTTTTGGTTTCTTGTCTCTAATAAAGTTGAAACAATCTTTTAGATTTTCCTTACTAAAAGACATAATATCATTTACATATTTAGTCAAATTTTGACTACCATCTTCAGTATAAATATTCCAATCGTTCTCCTTCATCCAGTTATTATATGCAATATGTGCAGATCTACTACTTTTAAAGCTATCAATCAATCTAAACTCAAAAATATCAATTCGTCTAATAATATCTTGTCCATAAACCAATTCGTTGCCTTGTGGTTTTCCATATTTCTGATTATATGTCATTTACATTTTCCTTTTGTCTCAATCATATCGTCTACAATAACTTGATTGCATTTATATCCACACAAATAATGATGATTATTAGCCAGAACTATTTTTCGCCATGTACTCTGAAATGCTTCTGGATTTTCACTAATCCAAGCACGATAAATTTCACAGGCTTTTTTAACTGTGTCAAATTGATCAACTATCCAAAATTGAGTGGTGATATTTTCTTTTTCGATTTGTCTTAAAATATAGTTTCCATACAGAAACTCATTACCTTGTGGTTGGCCGTATTTTTCAGTAAGAGTTAGATTCATTTTTCTTTCCATGACATTGAATTACTCCAAATTCATCAACATAACAATTGTCTAATGATTTTGTTCTTTCCACTAATTTTTCAATTCCACCAACCGGCCCGTCTACTATTTCTTTCATGATTTTATTACATTCAATAATACTGTTATAAAGAATCATGATCTCTTCATATTTATCGTCTGGTATTGAGCCAAGAGGTAATGGAATTATACCCAATCTTTGCAAATTGTCAAGTTGTTCCTGTAAGATTGTTTTGATATCGTCAATATCTTCGTTAGTCATTATTTTTTTCCAGTTTTTTCATATCTTCTTTTAGTCTTTTATGAAAACATTCTTCTCCATCATCATCAGAAAGTAGCCAATCAATCCTTTGAGCATAAATGGCTGCTTTTTTAATAAGATTAACGGCATTACGAAATTCTACAATTGTAAGAGGATCTTTAAAATCCCACTGAAGATTATCGTCCCATTCTGATTTTTTCTTATTTTCATAATCCAGAATAACTTGTTCAATACTATCAGCGATAGCATTTAGTTCATATTGTTTGTAATCAAAATATCCACCGCTCATAAGTTTTTCTCCAAAAAGAATTTAGTCATTATTGATTTTCCTTCATCCATTCATAGAAAGCCTTGTTCGCATCAAGATAGTTATCGAAATAGGCCACCTTTTTAAATCTATGCACTCCAACCATTCTGAGAATTAAACGTCCCCAAATCAATTCATTGCCTTCTGGCTTGCCCCACATTTCAGTATACTTCATTCTACTTCCCAACTTTCAATTTCCATATCATAATATCCATTACGATAGTACGAAGTATCACCATAGCGTTCTCTTTTACCTTTAGCCAATTTATTATCAGATACAAACTTTGTTGCATCACTAAAGTCTGAGAATACTTGTACAATTTCCTTATCTGGATGGGGCAAAAACGGCCCACCTATTTCATCTTGAAAAACATTTTCTTTTGTGCCAATAACAATATAAACTATCATTTCTTTTCTCTAATAGTTTCCCACGAACAATTTGGAGGCATAAGTTCTGGTTCTGAAAATGTTATTTTTGTAACCCTAATATTTTCATCAAACACAACAGCAGGGCCAGTAAAAGTAGCCTTTATAGTATTATTAAATTCTAATGTCACAGACTGTATCATGCTATTTGTTTTTATAGTTTTAATTTCCTTATTAAGTTTATTTATCACTATATCAGGCTCAAGAATACTATCTTCTATTTGTTGTTTAGAAAATTTCATTATTTTTTGCAATGGTTTTGATTAATTTTATTGCTTCTATTAAAGTTGCATTTTCACAATCCCTTTTACAAAAAGAACTGTGACTTTGACCACAAGGCCCAGTACAGTTTATTTTACGCAATTCTTCTAGTCTGTCAACTAATGGTTTTTTAAGCCATTCGGCGGGATTGTTGTATATTGTATTCATTTCTTTTCCTCAATAGTTTCCTTTAACAAACTAATAGCCGTTTCTAAAAATGAATAATAATCGGCCAATCCCCAACTATCCTCATTAAACATAGAACGATAGTCTGTTAAAAATTCTTTAATATTATTTTCAAGTTGAATGTTCATTATTTTGCTCCAGCATATTATTCAAATATTTAGCTAAATTTTCCACATCAGTTTCAGTCCAAGAATAAAAATTTACATTAATAGTGCGACTGTTACCAAAATGCTCAATATCCAGTTGATAACTTTCCAGAGCGTCAAGAATTAGACCAACCTCATGCTTATCAAGATTAATATTCATTAGTTTTCATTTCTTTTGATTTGTGGTTTATTTGCCACTAAAGGCTATTTGATTTCTTGGTTCAGTGGGTTTTTTACCACCTATTTGTCTTAAAAGAATATGAGCATTAGTATAATTTGGGTCATTTTTAGACCGTTTTTCTACCAAATACCATCCTAGAACTTGTTGTAAAAGTTCCATTTCACTATCGGTCAAAAGAATAGATTTATACATTTTTCCCCTAGAATAATCAACTTCACCATATTACTACTAGTAGCAGTATATCCTATGGGTAGTAGGTTGTCAATGGGGATTATCGGTCATTTCCCGCAGTGGTCTTTAATTAGTTTTTTCACCACGGGTAATAGCGATAAGTTAAAACGGCGAAAATAAAGGCGAAAGTTAATGCTAAAACTTAATCAGCGTTCGCTTTTGGTGGAAATGTCAGATGGAAATGTGGTAAAAGCTTGGTTTTTATAGGGGGTTGAATATAATTTCTGAACAAAATATGGCACAGAAAGCATTGAAACTATGGTGCAGAGAGTGATAAATATCAGTGAATTGATAAAAGGCTGATGAAATTGTCTCATTTTGTATTTTCCCCTTTTACTATAAAGTAGGTGGCTATGGTGCAGAAAATGTATGTGGATAGTAGTATGATGTAGAATGTTGTTTCAGTCATGACCATATTCATTATATAAAAAGATATAACATAAACCAAAAAATGCTAAACAGACCGGGAAAATTATGTGACTATATTGATGCAAATATCCTAAGTTATGGTGAGCCATAATATTTCATGATTCTGTATAGTAGTGTTAGTGATATTACTATTGTTGATCCAATTATAAATCCCCTAGTAAATTCATCGTGAATTAATGTGGGGCAAAGCGGCCTATTGACAATACTAGATAGAAGTGGTATAATACCATTCATCAGTCCAATCCCATTAGTTCCTTTAGTCTTTTCCACATAGACTTGGAGGGAATAGTATTAATATCAGTTGAAGGAATGACCGGAGTTGGTTCGCCACAAACCTTTTCTCTAGAGCATTTCCTTGCACAACTTTTCTTAGTACTAGATTTTACTTTTTTCTTAACGGGCTTAATTTTTTTCTTTGCCATATTTCTCACTGACTGTTCTCATAATTCAAATCTATTATATTAGGTGAGACTATCGCCTTGGTATGTTATTTTAGGTAAAGGGTTATCTTCAGCATAGTCTGATACTTTTTGTAACTTGACCACTAGAAGTAAACTATCTTTTTCTTCATTAGGCACTGATCCTACTAGTCTTACTATGTCTGAAAATAATTTTCCGGGGTTAATATCTAGAGTTTGTAATTTATAATAAACCATAAAATCTCGCTGACTACGATCAAAAAAATCAAACCCGACAAGATAGGCTGAGACAATCCCATGACCTATCTTACCGGGCCTATAAAATTTACTAACTATAAGTTAAGGAAAAATTCACTATCCGGAGTTTTCCACTTATGAATTTTGGGTAGTTTAATAGCTTTAGTTATTCTACCCCTATTGTCTTTGTGGTGAGCTATAATATGAATTTTACCATCTTCATTTCTAAAGCTCCAATTGTAGTTTCTAATTATGTTTTCGGGACTAGTTTCATTATCATATATCTCACCCATTATATGAAATGTAATAACCCGATTAAATAGTCTAGGCATTGGTGGCCTCCTCTATTAATTCTTCGATATGAATATCGCTCATTAACATAGGATCACGCCGCATAATTTCATACTCTAATTCTTCATTAGACATATAGTGCTTATCTTGCATCAAGCATTCTTTTAGTCTGCTTTTTATATCCAAAAAATGCATACCACCAACTATATCATCAACATATCTTTCAATAACATAATCACGGTTGAAACTATCAATCTTATACATAGGTCACCTCATAGAAAAGTTAAAAAATACTCATCTATGATTCCAATTGTTCCCCATCGCCACAACGGGTAACTATCGGCTCCGTAGTTATATTGTATTTTACTTGACGAGATGAAGAGGTCAAATCTTTTTTCTTATGTTGTCATCTTAATCCTATTCATGGTGGTGGTTAAAGTGGTGTTCGTGATGACCCGTGAATTTTAAAAAAATGTCCTATAAGTTGACCAGTAAGCCTTAGGAGTGGTTTTATGATTCTCAAGAGCCTTCAACTCTCGCTGACTATGTCCAACCAGGCGAATCCGGCGGATGGGCTGAGACAATTAGTTAAAGTTTTCTAAGAACTTAAGTTGTATTTAACAAAAAGTTTTGGGCTTGACAGCACTAGATGAGAGATTATATATTATGCAGAGGGGGCATTAATCATTACTTAGTTATTTATATCTCTTACTCCTAGTATAACTCCTAAGATTCCACTCAGAGCAAAAGTAATAGTTAGCATAAGAATCCTTTAAGAATGAACAAACTGGACAACCAACTTCCCCATTGTACCATAAAACAGACAGTACGCAACCCCAAGCGCCACAAGGAGTTGTAAACTGTCAAGAAGTTTGATACAGTCCAATAGTGATATTATCATCCCTATAGACATCACCAAATTCAAAATCGGGCATTTCTATATTAGGATCAAATTCAGTAATAAATTCTCTTGCATAAGCCACAGCATCAGAAGAATTATTGAATACTTTAACTTGAGCAACACTATTATCTTGACAATAAACAAAAGCCCACATGTTTAGTCCTCCAGAATATCAGGATAGTATTCTTTAATTTCTTTCTGTAAATCCCCAATACTCATATTCTCCTTATTCTCAACCAACATACTATAAGCAAAAGAGTACAGAGTATCAAAGTCCATATCTTCTAAGAGTCTTGAAGCATACACACGAACAATATCAGTAATATTATCTTCAGTTATTTTAATCATCTCAACCTTTCCTTTCTCTGCACCACCACTATACCATATCGTCCTACAGTATACAAGACCTTTAGTAAAACTCAAATGCCCCAATATTCTCGCTGACTATCTTCAAATTGCGAATCCGTAGGATGGGGTGCGACAACAATAACTGTTAACTTTTTATATTGGGTTAGGATTATATCATTCGTCATAAGTCTTTTCATAATTTCACCTAAACCCTTGACAGCACTACACTTACACCTCATTGTATCGTCACTTACAGCAAGAGTCTATAGCGTAAGTGTGAGATTCTTTGACAAAATTGACGTAAGTGGTTGTCAGAATTAAACTTACGACAAAATCCGGCGGCCCCGCCCGCCATAAGTCCCCTTGGGCAAAGGACTTACGACGAGTTTCGGGGTCTCGATTTTACGCTATTCAGACCGCATTAGCAAAATCCATAGCGATATTTAGTGCCTTGAGATTATCGTTGGCATTTTGACCGAACCATAGAGAGTCGAGCCGATTATCGGTCGTGCGACCTTTACTGTAGTTAAGATATTCATTAAAGCCATTGTAAGCAGCCCACCAAGTTCCACGAACATTAGTAGCAGCTTGCTTCGGCCCTTCGACGCGAGACAGAATATCATCCATGATATTGCGGGTACGAGTCTTAATATCTTCATCAACCGTCTTGTCGATACCAAGTACCATCTTAACGTACTTCTTAATATCGTTCTGATTAAAGTTCTTAGAAGCGAGGAATCGGAACTGTTCTGCCGTAGCTTCAAACTCGGCATTAATATTGTCCATAATATCACGCACGTTATCCAGATTATTTTTACTGGAGCGAGTGTGACGAATACGAATCAGTTTACTAGCCTTGTTATGATGAGCAGCAGCCAGAGTGTTGACACAGACCACACGAATCGGAGTATATCCGACACGAATAGCCGTTGTACCATCATGGCTATTACTCAGCAGGATAAACTTACAAACTTCATCACCCTTAACAATTTCGCTATTGTCTCGGTTGAGTTGAGCAAGAACCCAAACTTTCTGACCGCTATGGAGCGAACCGGCAGTATGCAGATTGCACTCGCCAGCGTCAAGAAACGGCTGAAACCAATCAAAAGCATCCTGATTCTGGAGGGGCGTATAACGAGGCCCAACAACCCCAAGGATGCTATTATCAGTCTTGCGGTATGTAGCACGGTGCGATACGTGAATACCGTCAACGGTTTGCAAATCCTTCAAGCCTACTTCCCAATCCAGACCGGCAGCAGTAATAGCTTCGCTAATCGTGGGGGCTTCATCCAACTGATTGCCAAGGCCATGCCAAGGGGTAGCACCAACAAACATCATTTTTTCAACAGCAGCAGGCATAATCAACCCTTTCGTGTTATCTACTTTCGTTCTTCCGATACTCTGATTCTACTATATCTTATCGGCGTGTCAAGAGGAAAACTTGCGAAAAAAATCTCGTCGTAAGTGGTTGAAAATACTGGACTTACGACTTGCCGGCCCCGCCGCCTTGCTCCTAACCCTTTGGGGCGTAAGGGTTTAGGAGGCTCATGTTGTAGTCTTTTTCAAATAATTTGATATTTTTTAATGTATAAGCACATTCATCTGGGATATAACAATAAAGTCCTACACACCTTGCCCTTTCATATTCGCGTGAGATAGTCCGGTTAATATGCCTAAGAGTATCGCCACTACATATAAGATCATCAAGGATGATATACCTAAAAGGTGCAACTCCCTCCATAGTGAATTCTGAATATCTTTTTTCTGAATCTTTTCTAACAATCAGAATATGTTTATCCAGCAGTTCCGCCACTTGTGGAACAACCATGAGGCCACTGGTACCACAACAAGCAATAGTATCAAACTGATTAGAGATTTTTCTTAAATCACATACAGCTTTGATAATAATCTTATTACGTTCCCGATGATTTAATACTCTGCAAGTATGGTCAGCTCCTTGAATATACTGTCCGTCGTTTGTTTTACGGAAGTCTTCAACATCGTGCCAATTTTTAGTGATATCTTGCATAGTTAAAGCGGACGATACGATTCGAACGTACTAATGAAAAGAAGGAGAAAGGAGTTTTCCTTATAAAGAATTACTTGTCCCACCAAGCTGCGTCCGCCGAGGAGAAAGACTACTCATCTACCAATTCATCTGCAATGTTATGATAATAATTATCCCATTCTGGAGTACTGTCTACGACATCAGTATCATCTTCATATAAATATAAATCGTCATAGTTGGATGCAAGATTATCGTAATCATGATCGTATTCGTCGTAGTAACTCATAACATCTCCTATAAACCTATCTTACACCATCTAGAGAAACTTGTCAAGTGGGCCCCCAGGGACTCGAACCCTGAACCTAAGAGTTAAAAGCTCCTTGCTCTGCCAATTGAGCTAGAGGCCCGAACCTTATTCTACAACAGAGTAACTATAACTATCCACATCATCCATATAAGCAGCCTGTACCCTGTCAAATACATCCATATAATTAAAGTCAAGACTATCCATAGATATAATCAAATCGGTCAAACTCTGTCCTTCACTATTAAGAATATCATAGATATGAACATTCTTCATCTATTCTCTCCTTTTTGATTATCATACCGTGTCCGAATCATTCTGTCAATAGCCCTATGGAGAATCGAACTCCAATCTCCACCTTGAAAGGGTGGCGTCATAGCCATTAGACTATAGGGCCACAAACCATCGTAACTCTAACGTCAGCCTCCGAATAGGGCGTGTAGGAGTCGAACCTACCTTTTGAATACCTTATAAGAGTATGTGCAACTACCGGCTGCAACGCCCCATGTTTCTTAGATCATACTCTCTTTATCGGCTGTTGTCAACTACTTCTTTAGCGGAATCTGAGGGATTCGAACCCCCGGAGGATTTTAACCCTCGGCGGTTTAGTAAACCGCTGCCTTAAACCACTCGGCCAAGATTCCAACAAAGGCGGAAGGAATCGAACCTTCATCTACGGTTTTGGAGACCGTCATTCTACCGTTGAACTACGCCAATAAACTGCCCGACTAGGACTCGAACCTAGAACCTACAAATTAACAGTTTGCCGCACTACCATTGTGCTATCGGGCAATAACTTGGTGTATAAAATGGTAACACACCATACAAGTATACACCTATTCTACCAAAAGGATTCATAAATGCAAGCCAAACCAAGAAAAAATCGTAGTAAAATATGGTCAATGCCAGTAGATGATTTTAAATTATTAGTATCACAAAGTTCTACAATAGGCGAAATTTTATCATATTTTAAATTACGAAATAAAGGAGGTAATAGTAATACAGTTAAAAGACGTATTAAATATGAAAATATTGATATATCTCATATAAAACTTGGTAAAGGGTCCAATAAAGGTAGAACATTTAAACCCCGAAGATCCAATCAAGAACTTTTTACAAAAACATCTAATGCTCAAAACAAAGATCTAAAAAAGAGAATCTTAAAAGATAAACTATTACCATACCAATGTGAGTGTGGTTTATCACATACATGGAATAATAAACCATTAATATTACAACTAGATCATATCAATGGAAATCCACAAGATAATAGGCTATCAAATTTACGATTTCTATGCCCAAACTGTCACAGTCAAACAGAAACATATGCTTCAAAAACTAGATGCCCGGCTAGGAGTCGAACCTAGAACCCGCTGGTCCAAAGCCAGCTGCTCTACCAATTAAGCTACCGGGCAATTATTATTTATCTCTATGAGAACCACTATCTTTCCTACTATCTCTCAAATACTTAGCCGCCTCTATCATCCAATATCCCATTTTTTCAATTTTATCTGCTTCTTTACCAGTAAGGTATGATGCAGTATGAATAAAAATATACTCTATCTTACCTTTAGATACTATATCTAGTACCCCAACTGTACTATCAATAAATTGTTCTGGTTTTTTCATATCTAAGCCCACAGAGGGAATTGAACCCCCATCCGATGATTACAAATCAACTGTAATAGCCATTATACTATGCGGGCAGACTACATATCATACTCATTACGCCATGCTCTGTCAATATCTTGACGTGTACGCTGGCGTTTGGGTCTGTTGTCCATAAGCGTATCTCGGTGTTCGCGGTGGCCCGTTGGGAGTTCCCACTGGTGTTTGGTTTTGACCTTGATATTGCCGTACTTGCGGCGAGGACGCATATCGTCGTTGTTCTGGGGCGTAATCATACCATAATCCATCTTCGTGTTTATAAAAAACCTTATCTACGTTAGGGTCATACGCCATTAAGCAGTATTGTATAGGATAAATTACCTTTGTCAACTCTTTTTTTTCTTGCAGAGCTGGCAGTTTAATTTCACCCTTTTGATAATCTTTTACACCATTCCACACAAAACCGATCAAAGCAATAGCTACGCCAATCCATTGTATCATACGTTCATTCCATGTCAAGAGCCTTTTCCGTCCCATAGAAGAATTATCGGCCATCTCCTTTTCAATCTTTAGCTTTTCCTAAGTCTTTGCGGGGCAACAACTTACGGCAAATCGGGCCGGCCCGGCCACGCCTAAGTCCTTACGTGGCAACGGGTTACGATCACTTTTCCATAGTCCACTTAGCCTTTTTCACAACCTTCTCTGTTTTATATACCTTAGTATCTGGTAATGCTGAAACATAGTCTTTAAATCCACGCTCATCTATATAAAAATACTCATCTAATATATCAAACTTATTAGTTTCCCATAAAGCGTCACACGCTGCCCCAAGAGGACTTTTATTAGTAGAATAAATAAGTTCTAAGGTGTTGCTCTTAATATAATACTTAGGCATACTCTGGTTCCTCATGTTGACCACAACAGGCTTCACAGTTACAGTATGTGTTCTCCGAACCCTCCCAACAAACTTCGGGCCAATCACTTTCGTCAACTGGTGTTAAACTTTCTCGCCCAAAATCAATAACCACCAATACTTTTTCTTTACCTCTTTTAACATATCCTAAATTATTCTCATGGGCATCAGTATAAGAGATACCATTATCCTCCATGTCGTTCAACAAATCTTGTATAGCATAATAATTAGAACACAAATCATTACAGGCACAATCTCCATCACAATCCATAACGTCTTTACAGACATAAGGCTTTGCAATTTCGGTCAAATATCCCCAGTCGCTCAATACCATTTCCGTAACTGTAATCATCTCACCCTTGTCATTCTGCTTAACAAAATAATTAGGTATTCTAATCCTACAAACAGGACTATAAACCCTTGGGGCCATATATGGAGCTAAATGATCCTGAACAGCATGAGCAAAAGAGGCCAAGCTTTTATTAGGAAAACTTTTGAAGCCATAGCTTTTACCTTTTACCTTATAAAAAGCATTTTGGCTACCAGCGTCTTGATATTTTCCAACATAACTATATTTAGTAGGCATGATATTCTCTTAGTGGGAGGGAAACAAGACATTAGCCAAACCACGCGGACACAAATCACAATGTACACTATTTTTGGTTTTGGTGCAAGTCACGACACCTCGACCACGACGGATTTCTGGACAAGTAATAAACTTCTCACCCTCCAACACAACCAGCTTCGGCAGTGCTGCTCTCCATGCGTCGGCTTTAGCCTTACTGCGAGGACGCTTGGGAGCGATTTTAGTATCACTATCGCACCATGCAAAAAGTTTGAAACCAGCCTCTTTCGCTTGTTTCATATCTTCGCCATCGTGGATACTAGCATACATATTTATGTACTTGCCAAGTTCAGTAGACAGCCGAGTATCATAGATATGGGTATAAGCCCACATGGTCGGCAGACTACCACCACTAGCAAGAATACTCTCACAAGCCCACAATACATTATTGACATATTCATTGTCGAGTTGACCGTCTTTAAAAAAGTCGCCACGTTCATGCCAGCGAACATCTTTATTTTTCTTGACAGCATCTACGAGCATCGCACGGATACGATTTTTTTCCGTGATAAGATTTTGCATAGCAGCAGGACGAACACCGGGATAGATATTTTCCAAATCCTCAGCATAGCATCCGTTCCCGAGAAAATCACAATCGGGAGGACAAGTATCGCCAACAGGACGACTCACTACGATACAGTTTTCCTTACCCAACTTATCGTTACCATTTGCCGTTTTCATCATGCTTCTCCTAGCGTGTCTCTCGATTCTACACTATATGATCGACAAGTCAAGAGAGAAACTTTAGCAGAGAAAAATTTAAGCGTAAGTCGTTGTGTGGCAAGCACTTACGTCAAGGCCGGCCGCCCGGATTTGCCCTAAGTCCTTATGCGTAAAGAACTTAGGAGAAGCTCACAAGCTTTTAAGAATTGTTCGGTAGCTTCTGCGTGATTATTCATAATAGCCCCAAGAGGAATCGAACCTCTAATCACTGCTTAGAAGGCAGTTGTTATGTCCATTTAACTATGGGGCCATAATACCGATAGCCGCCAGTATTACCAGCGGCGTATCGGATTATTATAGCACAGGTGCTAGGTTCAGGCAACAGCCTCAACTTCCTCAATCTTACTGGTCTTAGCCTTGTGACCGTCACCGGCATCCTTCACACTGATACCAAAAATCCGACTACGAGCAACCTTCCAACCCTGCTCCGAATAGTCCTTGATACCCTGAGCCTTTACCACCACCGGAGTCTCATCCGGCAGAGCATCGGCCAGAGCCGAACTGATCGTCTGCTCTACAACCTCATGGTCAAGAACTTCGCTGGCAACAGCAACCTCAAAACGATAAACGTGCATAATATAAACCCTTTCCAAAAGTGTTATCGAACCAAGTAAACCAATTCTACCTAATGAATCATCACTTGTCAAGGGCTAGGTTGAACATTATTTGTTGCGATCAACCAGCGTCTTGTCGTGTGATGCTATCATTCTACAATAAGTATCGACACTGTCAAGTCCATTCGTGAATCATTTTTTCAGATTTGCGAAATTTGCTCTAAACCGTTGCAGCATAAGCACTTACGTCGAATCCGGCCCCGCGGCCTCGCCCTAAGTTCTTTAGGAGCAAGGCTTTAGGTCAAGAAAGAAAACCCTCACAACCCAAGTCCCTCATTTCACGAAGAAGAAAAAGAGCCTTTTCAGGAGTATTCAGAGTGATGCTCTGCTTGGCATTTGGATTACCAGCAACATGCCTATCGCCCTGAAATCCACCAGTAAAAACATCGGTCCAATCCTTGCTCTCTTTCAATCCCCAGCCAGTAGCGGCACGAATAGCCTTAATGCAAGGGATTCGGTTGTCAAGAGTCATACCACCAGTAATGGTAACGGTCTTGTTCTGGTTCACACCAAGAGCAACCTCAAAAGCGGTTACGATCCGCTCATAGATTTCCAGATTGCAGTTCGTCGCAAGATTCATAGCCTCACGAACACTCAGTTCCAACTTAATCATATATTCCAAAACTTTCTGTATATTTAGGTTCGATCTCGTAAATACCGTCAAAATTTCCATTTCGTTCTTCTAGGACATATACCTGTTTACCACCAGTAATCAAGGTATCATATTCACTATTGTCCCAAATAAACTCATTGTTATCGCTTTCTCGTCGCCAGTGTGGGTCACGAAGTGGATTATAATACAGCTTTTCCAGATTGTCAACAGGCAAAATCGGATAAAAACTTTTTCTCAACATAAATTCTTCACATCTTACCCATCCACTCACATCATGCACACCAGCCTCAAATACCTGTTTAGCCTTATTGGGTCTATTCCACAGTTTACAACCCCGCATTTCTAACTGATACTCAGCAGGGTCATAATAGTACACATCGACAGTTTTACCGCCTTGCTTCACTTTCACTTGCCAAAACTTATAGTTTGGCCCATTACTAAGGTGAAATCTAACTTCTGCATGAAGATTTTTCATTGTCCATCACTTTATTGGTGTATACTGTAGTATAGTGCTTACCATCTTATCACAAGGAAAACCATATGTCAATACCAGAAACGAAAGTCTGTGCAAAATGCAAGATAGAAAAATCGGCTAATGAATATAGTATAGTTAAAACAAAAAGAGGTAAATATAATCCTCATTTAAGTAGCCGTTGTAAATTATGCAGAGCGGAGGACCAAACCAAACACCGCAAACCATACGATTCAGATTATGCTCTATCTTGGAAGTCTAAAAATCCGGATAAAGTTAAACAATACCAAAAAGATATCTATCAAAAAAGAAAGTTACGTTGGGAAAACTTTATGAAAACACAAAAATGTAGTAGATGCGGCATATCTGATTATCGAGTCTTACAATGGCATCATATTGATCCATCAACTAAAACTATGACAATAGGCGCCCAAGCAAGACAAGGAAAATGGAATCAAATCATGGAAGAAGTCAAAAAATGTATTTGCGTCTGTGCTAATTGTCATTTTATTCTTCATTCTGAAGAAAATTAATTATTTCCTACTTTTAGGATTATCAACAGCCTCTGCTAACTTTTCCCACAGATCCTCTACCAGTTGTTGATTACAGTCAACAGCTCTAAAAGGAACGTAATAAATAGCGTCCAAAAACTCATTGACAAGTTGTTTTAGTTCTTGGAGTTCAATACTTTCAGTTTTCATCTTTCTCTCCTTTGTCACCATTATACCATTCTTTATCGGTAAGTCAAGTACCACCACACTGATAGTTTTACGAAGAATACGTGGTACTGTATTGTCTTCAACCTCAAGGTTTTACCTTATCTAAGGAAACTATCAGCAGAGTTGTAACCAGCGGAACTTTTTACGCCCCAGTTCCTATAACCCACCAATACCCCGATATTATGAACCCTTGGAGCAAGGTAAACACTGGTGGAAACCGCCCACGGAAACCTCCCTGTAACCGGATGAACTGCTAGCATCATGTTCCGGTTAGTCTGGCTCTTGGTGACGGTTACTGGTTGTATTGTATATGGCAACGTTTTTAGCCTATCACAGAGGATGGGAAGGGCGAACGTTTTTAATCCTAACCTATTATCTAGGAACCATAATAATCATCGTGGTGAGGATGCCATCCCCCATAGATTGGTACTTCTATCTAACGTATAACTCCGTTAGCAACCCCACGCTGCATAACAGCCGTAGGTTTATCGAAATAGGTTATCCCAATCTAGTCCCGCCGCATGGACCCACGAAAGTTTGTCATAGTACGCTAGGTTTAGTGCTGCTTCTCTATCCTAGCACGGCTTAGTATGATGTTATCTCTGGCACTTAACCGCTATGTTTGTATTGTGTCACCAATATAGCATACGTTCTTGGTTTGTCAAGCGTACAACACCGAATGAATCGGATTTTCGTTGGTGACTAGGGGCGAAGGGTGGAATCGAACCACCTCATGGGCATTTGCTTGCCTACTCCACTGGTCAGTGTCTCGGAACTTCCCACACGCTACCATTACGCTACATTCGCCATGTCTTACTCTATCATTCTACACTCTATTATCGGCTTGTCAAGAGGGTTTCTTGAATTTTTAGTTGGCAGACGGAGACAAAACCTTTTCGGCCGTTTCCACAATATAATTCATCATCACCTTTTGCAAAACCTTTTCTGCCAAAAAAATAGCATTAGCCTTATCCATATTACCCACACCTTGCATTTGAGCAATACTTACCACAGTTCCAGTAAACTCCATAATTTCTGCCAGAACCATATCGCTTTTAGTTGGTACAGCAATCATGATTTTCTCCTCTATTAGGATTCTACACTATGAATTAATGCTTGTCAAGGGTACGCAAATCTCGCTGACTAAATCCACCCAAGCCGAATCCGTAGGATTAGGAGAGACTAGCAATCCGCTCTAGCCAAATGTCTTTACCATATTTTTCGCTAGCTTTCCTAGTCGCGTCAGTTTCGCTAAACGATACAACATAACCCACAAAGCGATTATGCTGAAAAACACGCCAAGTGTAACCGGCATAGCAGTTCATGGTTTTCATACCCTGATTCTACAGTATTATCGGCATTTGTCAATAGGAGTCTTTAATTTGTCGTAAGTTGTTGTGGAGCAAAGAGTTACGACGAATCCGGCCCGCCGCCCTAGTCCTAAGTGCTGCCGTAGCAACGACTTAGGAGAAGGGTTTTTGGTTTTAGTGTACTAGTGTTCAGAGCATAGCCGCAACTGCATTGCGGAAGAGTCGGTTGGTGAACACACACCTACGCACGTTCTTAGTACGCTCTGCATAGAAGTTGCGAATACTACCGTCAACCATTTCACACGTTACAAGATGCTTAGTACGCTTGAAATTAGGATCATTAACACGGTAATTACTACGAGCATTAAGCCTCTTAATCTGGTAGTCATCCATAGTATAAACAGGCTCAATAACCCTAGCAAGAATACGCTCAGGCTCACCATGATAAGGCTGCTCATATTCAAAGTTATAAACTTCTCCAACCTTAGCATTGGTAAGCGAACCATGTACGCCACGAACAATATTATACGCCAGAGCAAGCAAAGCAATGACACCAACCACACCAGCACCAATCATCACAATCGTTTCATTCGACATAAAAACCCTTTCTTTAGAAGACAAACCCTCAATGACTCAAGTCTATACCATATATCGGCAGTTGTCAAGCGTGAACTTTACCAAAATTCTCAACCCAAAATTCTTGCATTTCATACAGGTTGACGCCCGTATCATGCCAAGAAATTCGGTCAGGAGTTTCGATACCAATCTTTCCATGCTTGCAAACCTCACGAATTTCATTCTTGAAAGTGTCGTAAGAATCACACTGGGCCGCAAATCTATTTAGACCTTCATCATTTGATATCCACAAACAGACATTCCATGTGGCATAATTAGCATAACCGTTGTAAGTGCCATCAGGACTCATGATTAACCCTTTCGTTAGGTGACACCCTAAGCATACCATATAGATCGGCTAATGCAAGGGCTAATCTTGAAAAAATTTTTTTAGACGTAAATCCTTGTGGCATAAGTACTTACGTCGAGCTGGGCGGCGCGGCCTCGCCCTAAGTCCTTTAGTGGCAAGGCTTTACGCTCAATTTCACTCAAAGTCTACGAAAATTACTTGATTGTAACCCCGCGGCTTAATAGTGAGACTGTCACCATAATCGTAAGTATCACTCTTAACGCCAGTCATACCAGCCGCAAGCTTAGCCTTTCGCACAATATTACGTTGTGATGCCTCAGAGTTAATAGCAAACTCATAACGGTTAGCCCAAGAGTAATTAGCTTCACCACCAAAAGTATCGGTCTGCGTAACGGTAACCTTCATCATCTTATTATTCCTATTAGAGAAAAAAGTATCGATCCAATTTTTAATGTCTTTACTCATTCACCTCCATAATAGTCTTCATACATTGGGGTGTCATCCCCGTAATATCCATAGTCTTCATCTGTACCCCAACCAACAGACTCCATAGCCGAATCGTGGTCGCCATCCATGCTATCATCATACTCATCTGCGTCATCCATAGCCCTATCTGTCCACCAATTTTCATCCTCATGACCATCATACAGGTACTCGGCAAAAAGAATATCGCTAGGATCATGCTCAACAATCATATCATCATCCTCGTAAGAGTTATCGGGATCGAAAAGGGGGTCAGGGTGACTCATGACTTTCTCCTATTTAAGAAACATACCATACTTCGCCGTTCTCGTCAACCATCTCTTGCGGCTCTGGATACATTTCTTCCCAAAGCCCCGTCACTTCCGCATAGTCGAAAGGATCGCAGTTCGGTTCGTCAATCGGCTCGACCATACCCTCGTCAACCATTCCGTTCAGGATCGCGTTGATTTCATCAAAATCGTTCAGCATGATCTTTCTCCCTTGTGATGCTTTCATTCTACAGTATTTATCGACCAATGCAAGCGAAATCTTTGGAAAAAAGAAAATATAATTCCATGCCAAATGAAGAAAATTCTTTCGGCACAGCATTTGCGTTGAAACTCGCCCTAAGTGCTTACGCCACAACAACTTACGTCAAGCCGGGCGGGCCGCGTTCGCCCTAAGTCCTTATGCTGCAAGCACTTAGGTTAAGAATTAACTTCATTTCTTTCTTGCAGGAAAAACCAAATTAGACAATAATGATACTATCTCTTCATTAACAAAGCCAATAATAAATGCCACAAATACCCACACCCAGTTTATATCGTCTAACATCTGTGTAAGCCTTTAGTTTAGAAGTACAGCAAAAATCAGACCGAAAGCAAAAGCCATGCCGAATATAATAAATTCCTTACGCATATTACCTTTTCTTCCTAATAGGATAAACCAGATCAGCCACCACCCACGAACTACCCACACCAATTATAAAACCAAGGCCCATCCATAGCCATTCTACATTTAGATTATCTAACATCCATGTATTCCTTTGTTTTAGAGCTTATCCCCCATATCTAAAATAGCCAGAGCAATACCGCCCACAACTATAATAGAAAACATATACAATAAAAAGGTCAAAATTATCATGATACCACCATCCTATCCTCAAACTCTGTACCATCCTGCAAGTACCATTCATGCTTTTTCTGATAAACTTTAACAGAAGAATACTGATTAATACGCTTTTTAGTAGTAACAGTCCGCTGGCGGGACAGGTAGCAACATCCAGTGAGTGATAACTTGATCAGTTTTGCCCCATTTAGTATTTCCATTTTCTTTTCCTTTGTGATAGCTGTCGAGCATATTACTTCTCCACGTAATTGGTAAGTTCGTTCTGATTGAAGATACCATGCTGGCCGTTTTCGTCAACAACAAAAAACATAATCAAAGGCTGTCCGCTATGCGGAAGCATCCCTGTCTTTTGGATAATCACATCAAAACTTTTAACGGTTACTTTTTTACCGCTGGGGGTGGTGGCGTGAATCGTAATATCAGTGGTCGAAGGATTCATTTTATCTCTTTCTATTTATCGACATTCTACAGGATAAACTTTAGGCCGTCAACTCTGCAAAATCCACAATTCGAAGAATTTTTCCTTCCGAATCAACTTCGCAGACCGAGCAATCGTACTGGTACAGGAAACGGCTCTGAATATCACGCTTCCAAACCACAACAGCTTCCGCAAGAGTAGCATATCGGGCAGTCTGAACAAAACCATCATGAGCAATTGCAAACATCTTTCTTTCTCCTAACTCTTATATCGACATTCTAGCGTCTAGTCTTTAAATTGCAAGAGAAAAATCTGAAATTTTGTGTCAAGAGTTTTTGACAAAACTTTTCTGCCTTTTGCTAGATTTGGCATATGATTTGCTAGATCGGTCGTAAGTCGTTATGCCTCAAGTACTTACGTCAAATTCGGCCCGCCGCCCGCGTCGTAAGTCCTTACGCCACAAGGGTTTGCGTCAAGTTTTTTTTGCTAGTGTACGGATGTCACCCCTCCGAAAAGGGGGAGACTTCCTCACCACATGCCTGAATGGCTGTATACTGTTCGATAAGAGCCTGAACACGCTCACGCGAACCCGGCTTGCCAACCTTTACGATCATAAGATCTTCACCCCCCACAAAGCGGGGATCGTTATTTTCTTTCTTTTTCTTGCCAATGTTACGCAACGCGGTACGATTGAACTTCAAAATCTTTTCGCTCTTGATTGGCCCATACTCTCCGTTAGCTAGAGTCGGTTGGTGCGGAATGGCAATTCCCACAAAGCACATGCGAGCTTGACGCTTGGCGTTTTCGATAATTGCAAACTTGGTCATTTCTCTTTTCTCCTTAGTTGGATGAATTGTAGGGAATTGTTTTAGGGTTGTCAAGAGCATTTTGCCAAAAGATTCTGAACATATCGAAGTTTAGCGACATCATACCTAATTTGCCCATTTTGCATACACAGCACAACCTTGCCATTCTCAACAAAAGCAATCGTGCTACCAGAAACTTTTACGGCTTTCATTTTCTTTCTCTCTTTCTCTTTCCAGTATTCTAGCAAGTATTTTTTGGGAGTCAATAGGTTTCCGAAAGCATAGCTTCCAGTTTCGCAATCTCTAGGCGAATCTTGCGAACCATAACCCAATCCCTATCATTCTTGTAGTTATCCAACTCATAACGAAGGCCAATGATTTCTTGCATAACTTGCATCTTAACGTTTTTCATTTTCATTCTCTCTTTCTTTCTCTCTTACTTCTTATATCGACATTATACCAGCTATTCTTTAGCTTGCAAGAGAAAAATCCACATTTTTATGTCAAGAGATTTTGACAAAACTTTTGCTTGTTTTGTGGATATGTGGCACGGGTTTTGTATTTGGTTGGATTAGCTGTAACTCCTTATGCCACAAGCACTTACGTCAAATCCGCCCGCCCGCCTTGTCGTAAACCCTTACGTACCAATCACTTACGCTTAGCGTTAATCTCTTTAAGAATAGCCACGATCATAGGAATTCCGGTATTCATTTGTTCACCTCATTCTGCACAAACTTGGTTACCACCTTGCCTGTACTCTTGTCCAGCATCTTCACATTAAACTTTTGCCCACTACCATCCTCAAGCAGTACGCCGAGGATATGTCCCATTGTAGCCGATCCGTCGTTAGCTACAAGTGTCACAAGAATTCTATCGGCCATCGTTATAGCGATACGCTTGGCGTTTGCATAGCGATAGCAGTTAAGAGGCTTCCCGTTTGAGTCGTGATAATGAATGGCATTCTTTTGCATGGCTAATTTCCTTAGAGAATCGTACCATCACCACGAATACGATACATGATACCGCCGATACTGTACAGGCTGATACCCTCGCCCATATGCTGCACAAACGTAGCCGAATATCCATGTCGAGCAACCAACCGGCGAACTGTATTTTGTACTTGAATGGTCATTTCTTTTCTCCTCTGTATGATTCTATTCTAGCAAGATTTTTTAGATCGTCAATACTATACAGAAGATCAGCCGTCATCATATCCTTCTTCGAACTTCTCCAGCATCTTAGCCCTAAGATCGTCGTTCACGTTCATGTTTTCGCAATATGCTTCAAACTCGTTTGAGGAAGCCTGATCGTATCCCATGTTGTAAGCCGCAATCATCAGTTCGTCAATCTGGTTCATTTTCTTTTTCTCTTTCTTTCTTGTTGATGAATTCTATACAGTTCTTATCGGCTTGTCAAGTCTATTTCTTGAGATTCTCAAAAAACTTTTTCACAGCCAAATCATTCTGAACCATATCCTTATTCACGATTGGCATGGCATATGCCTTAGCAACCATAACCTTTTGATTCATTCTCTTAACCGCATTTTGCATCGTCTTATTCATCATCTTCTTTCTCTCTTTCTTATGCCACAATTATACCTACATCATCGTCCAAAGTCAAGCCCCACCTTGAAAATATTTTTGGATTTTTCCTAAGTTATTATCCTACAAGCACTTAGATCAAAAAGATTTTTTATGATTGCTCAATGGACACGTTACACAATGAGAAAGTGTGCGTAAGTCTTTGTGTCGTAAGGGTTTACGTCAAATTTTGCTGCCCTGTTTGTCGTAAGTCTTTGTCCCACATATGGTTAGGGGGTTTTTTTGTTTCTGATTGGTACTGGAAGATTTCTCCGAAAAAGCCCCGGTGGTCCAAAAACAATAAGCCACCCCATATATAATTGGCCAGTTTATTAGCCCTTATCGTCTAATATAACCAGAATAGGCAATAGCTTCTTTTTGATTCACGGCGTCCAGAATCTTCACCACTACCAGATTCCATTTTTTACTAAAATATTTTTTAGATAGATTCAAGGTAAACTGTGATCCGTTGCCACTATTTGCTACTACCACATATCTTGTAGTGTTGTTGATACTAACCTGTACTTTAAGCTTGTTACTCATATTCGATGAATCATAAGCCCACCCACTAATAATACTTTTAGATACTTTATACAGCCCATAAACGATCTTAGGCTGTACTACAATTTGCACCGGAGGTTGATAACTTTCTCCCAATGGAACCATGTTTTTTAATAAAGTAATTGCCCCACCCACATTCAAAAAACCATAACCCACCTTATCTGCTAAATTTTCCACATATGATGCTGCTGATAATATTGCGCTTTTAATCTGAGAGGCCACATAATTAATATTAATACTTTTCAACAAAGCTACCGCCCCACTAACAAAAGGAGCCGCCATGCTAGTGCCACTAACATATCCATAACTATTATTTGGTAATGTAGAATAGATACCCGTTCCTGGAGCAGCAATATCTACACTATTTTTTCCATAGTTAGAATAATTAGCCAAAGTTAAATCCCTATTAGTAGCGGCCACACTAATAGTATTAGATAATTTATAAGAGCTAGGATATCTTGGAACCAAATCATTATTTGAAGAGTTATTACCAGCAGCGGTCACAACCACTATACCCAGATCATTAGCTCTTTTTATAGCATTTTCTAAAACTAAAGACGATGAAGTTCCACCACCCCAACTCAAATTAATAGAAGCCACATTAAACCCCCTAGTCTTCATCATTGCTGCATAATTAATAGCAGTTGCAGCAGATCCTGTATATCCTAGTCCGCTACTATTTTGAAACTTTAGAGGCATAATACTAATATCATTAGATACGCCGGTTACTATACCAGCCACATGAGTACCATGATAAAAATCATCTTGAGGAATATTATTATTGCTTACAAAATTCCACCCACTAATATCATCAATATAGCCATTGTTATCATTGTCTATATTATCCCCCGCTATTTCTTTAGTATTAATAAAAATATTGTCTTTAAGATCAATATGATAAAGATCAATACCAGAATCAACAATGGCCACTATGGGCTGAGAAGACGAGGTCGAACTTAATACTTTTTTATTTTCTAGTTGTTCTATGCCCAGAGCGCAGTCCTTGCTCATTTCATAATCCTCCTTGAAAGATATGAGGATTCTAACCCAGAAAAAGCAATAGTCAAGAAAAAAAATGAGGGATCCCGATTTGGCCGAGATCCCCCATTAATTTCATTCAAACTACAGTATTTTCACCAGCACTTTTCTTTCTACGACCCCTGGGCTTGCTAACTCCCAGCTTTCGTCTTTGACGTCTAATCATACCATAAGTTACAGTTTCCCCAGTCATTTCACTCAGCTTCTTAGCTAGCTCATCATCACTAAAACCATTAAGATTGTCCTTAATATACTGCAATTCAACATCTGTCCATCTTTTATATGTAGCCATAAAATGTTTCCTTTTTGACAAAAAGTGTACAAAACATATTATATAGTACACTTTGGTCACTTTAATGCAAGAGGTAAAAATGAATATTGACCCCATTATCCCCTCTATTCTCCACATAACTGCTAAAGAAAATGTGGATATAAATGCTGATTTAACAGCAGAACAGATCAAATCCATAGGCCAACTACTAGAAGAAGCTCATGAAGAAGAAAAAGATTCACAAAGTTAACGAAGACGAATTTCTTAAGATAATTGATATTATCGCCAAAAAATTAGCCTATAAATTCAAGTTTGGATATCATGATTTTGATGATATGAAGCAACAGATAAGCATCTTTGCGCTAGAAGGTCTTAAAAATTATGATCATAAAAGACCACTAGAAAACTTCCTTTGGACCCACGTAAGAAATCGCCTCTTCAACTATAAAAGAGATAATTACCAAAGGCCCGACAAACCATGTTTAAGCTGCCCCCTTTACGACCCTCACTGTAAAAATAGTAGTAGTGGATGTGTTGAATATAATAATAAAAATGACTGTAGTTTGTATTCATCGTGGTTATCAAGAAATAGTACCAAAAAGAACCTTATGCACCTTACAACAATAGACGAAGTTAAAAACTACGGGAATGCTTTTAGTAGTGATGATAATTTATTGTTTGATAATATTTCAAATAACGAAATTTTATCCTTAGTAGAACAACATCTTATGGGCGAAGAAAGATCCACTTATATTAAGGTAAAGGGTGGCGCCAAGGTTAGTAAGGCAGACATGGACAAGCTAGTTGAAACCATAAGGGAGATAATAAGACTTCATGGCTAAAAAACGTGGACAACTTAGTTTAGACGAAGAAAAATTTATCAGAGAAAATATAGAAAGTTTAAGCGTAGAAGAAATTGCTGATGCTCTTAATCGTAATGTTGATCCAGTTAATAGATACATTGATGAAAATCAATTATATGATATTAATGACAAGAGCGAGAACGAGATTCTCAGGCGCAAGCTACGCAGCAAAACCTTTTGGAATGAGATACTACGTCAGTTTGACGAAAATACTGGCGAATTACAATACTTTGAAGATACGTGGATTGGCCTAATTAAACAGTTCAGAGAGGACGTTTTACCCGCCGAAGAACTTCAAATCAAACAGTTTATCACCATAGATATTCTTATTAACAGAAGCATGAAAGAACGTAAGCGTCACATTTCCGAGACAGAAAAATTACAAAAATTAGTTGATAAAGAATACGAAAAACTTGAAGACCAAAGAGACATTCCCAAACTAGCTAATTTAGAAGCTCAATTAAGTTTCGCCCGCAACAGTATAGCAAGTTATACAAATGAATATACTAAGCTTTTAAACGAGCAACAAAAAATTAGCAAAGATCTTAAGGCTACTCGTGAACAGCGTATTAAAAGAATTGAAGATGGTAAAAGTTCTTGGGTTGGATTGATAAGAATGTTGGAGGATGAAGCTATTAGAGAAAAAGAAGGACGAGAAATGGAAATTTTGGCTATGGCTACACAAAAGGCTAAAAATGAACTATATGACTATCACGAATATGCAGATCGTAGAGTTGATTCACCAATTTTAAGTCCAGACTCTATAGGTTATAATAATGAGAAACTATCGTGATCCTCAATATATTCAGTGGAGAAAAGATGTTAGAAAAAGAGACCACAATTGTTGTCAATGGCCCGGTTGTAATAAAAAAACCAAGCTACAGGCTCATCATATTCAAAAGTGGTCAGATTTTCCAGGACTAAGATATCATATAGATAATGGCATTACACTATGTAAAGATCATCACAACATGATAAAGGATAACGAAGAAAACTATAGCGGATTCTTTTTTAAATTAATTCTAAATAAAAGAGGAAAATAAAATGCAACTAGATAAACCAGTAACAATTATCCCACCATCATATATTTTAAACAATCAAGTAATACATCCTAATCCTTTTGTTTTAAAAGAACTAGATATCACTTATACAGACAATCCTAAAGACAAAAGAATCTATCTCACCATCAAGCCATTTCCTATTGGTGTACAACTATGGGGTCCAGAATCTTACGACGCAGTTGGAGACTGGACTCAAAAGCAAGCAGAAGACAGATTAAAAGCTTTAATTAATAATGAGATACATAAGTTTTTAGGATTATTGTTTAAGCAAACCGGAGATACTGACCCCGATGGTCCAGGCAGCATTTTAGCAGGAATGTTTAGTGGACTAGGAATCAAAACGTCTCCAACTTGCTCTTGTAAAAAACACATGAGAGAAATGAACCTTAGAGGTAATGATTGGTGTGAAAATAATATGGATACTATTATGAGTTGGCTTAGAGCAGAGTCTGAAAAGCGTAAATTGCCATTTGTAGAAATTGTAGCAAAAACTATTGTGCGTAGTTCTATTAAAAAATCCCGTAGACTTTTAGAAAAAAGAATACTAGCTAATGCCCAAACAAGATAACTTCACAATCATAGTTGACACAAGAGAACAACTTCCTTGGGAATTTGGTTTTCATGTAACCAGCAAAAAGAAGCTGGATACTGGAGATTATAGTATGGAAGGATTCGAAAGTCTTTTTACAATAGAGCGTAAGCGCAGCGTTAGTGAGATAGCAAATAATATTACAGAAAGTCGATTCAAAGATGTTCTGGATCGTATGAGCAAAATCCCTCACAGTTTTATGTTGATGGAATTTGGTATAGATGAAATTTATAATTTCCCGGTCGGCAGCGACATCCCCAAGAAAATGTGGGATAAGCTAAGAATTAGTGGTAATTATATTATGAAATATTTAGTAGAGGCCCAACTTAATCATAATATTCACATACTTTTTTGCGGAGATGCAGAAACAGCAGAGCGTACAGCAGTAGGTATTATGAAAAGAATTTACGAGAAATATGGAAAACAAACAGAAAACAATAACAACGTTTGATGATGCTTGGCTAGGTCTAGGTGATCTTAGTCAAATAGTTATCGACCACAACCCTATGATTGGTCGAAACAAGGAAGATATAGAAAATCCAGACCTACATCTATTGAGACTGTTGAGAGATCCCAAATACTTCGGATCTACTGCTAAACTATTATTCAATATAGAACTTCACCCTATACAGATAGCTATCTTGCAAGAATTTTGGCTAAGACCATTTCCTATGTTCATTGCATCTCGTGGTTTTGGTAAGTCGTTCTTAATGGCTATGTATTGTACATTAAAATGTATTTTGGTACCCGGAACAAAGATTGTTGTAGTAGGTGCTGCTTTTAGACAGAGCAAAATTATTTTCGAATATATGGAAACGCTATGGAGAAATAGCCCTATCCTAAGAAGTGTTTTTAATGGTAATGATGATGGTCCACGACGTGACGTAGATAGATGTACTATGAGGCTTGGCGAAAGTTGGACAATCGCTGTTCCTATGGGCGATGGTAGTAAAATTAGAGGCTTAAGAGCGCATATTATTATTGCTGACGAATTTGCCTCTATTTCTCCTGATATTTATGAGACGGTAGTTTCAGGTTTCGCTGCCGTATCTGCTAGTCCAATACAAAATGTTAAAGAAGAAGCTAAAAAGAAAGCGATGACAGCAGTAGGATTATGGAATGATGAATTAGAAGCAGTGCAAATTAAAAAGGGTAACCAAGCTATCATAGCCGGTACTGCTGACTATAGTTTTAAGCATTTTGCTACTTATTGGAAAAGATATCAAGCTATCATTAATAGTCAAGGAGATAAGCAAAAGCTGGAAGAAATTTTTAAGGGAGAAGTACCAGATAGTTTTAACTGGAAAGACTATAGTATAGTACGCATACCATATGAAATTATTCCTAAAGGCTTCATGGATGACAAACAAGTTAGTCGTGCCAAAGCTACTATTCATACCGGCATATATAATATGGAATATGCGGCGTGTTTTACAGAAGACAGTGACGGTTTTTTCCGTCGATCACTAATAGAAAGTTGTGTGGTACATGAAAGCAAACCAATTGTGGTTAATGGTACTCCTGTTTTGTTTGATGTTAGTACCAAAGGAAACCCAGACCTTCAATACATTTATGGCATTGACCCAGCTTCTGAAAAGGACAATTTTAGTATCGTAATATTAGAGGTTCATAAAGATCATAGTCGGCTAGTATATTGTTGGACCACTAATCGTAATAATTTTAAAGATCGTCAAAAAACTGGATTAATTAACGAATATGATTTTTACGGTTTCTGCGCTCGTAAGATACGCAACCTAATGAAAGTATTCCCTTGTGCTCGTATTGGATTAGATGCTCAGGGTGGTGGTGTGGCAATTGAAGAAGCATTACACGATCCAGGCAAACTAGAAGATGGTGAATCCTTAATATGGCCGGTTATAGACATTAATAAACCCAAAGAAACCGATGATCAGCAAGGATTACATATATTGGAATTAGTACAGTTTGCAAGGGCTGATTGGACGGCACAAGCTAATCACGGATTAAGAAAAGACCTAGAAGATAAAGTATTACTTTTTCCAAGATTTGATCAAGTCAGTTTGGCTCTTGCTTTAGACAAAGAAGGTAAAGATATTATGTCTGCGGATCTTATGAATCTTTACGACAGTGAAAGCGAATGTATTTTAGAGATTGAAGAGCTAAAGAATGAATTGACCACTATTGTTATGACACAAACTAGTACTGGACCTAACGCTAGAGATAGGTGGGATACCCCAGAAGTTAAGCTGCCTAATGGAAAAAAGGGAAAACTAAGAAAAGATAGATATAGCGCATTAATAATCGCTAATATGTTAGCTAGACAATTAAGTAGAACTTTAGAGCCAACTACTTTTGAGGTTATTGGTAATAATCTAGATATAGTAGAAAAGAAAGAAGGCCAAATGTATAAGGGGCCAAACTGGTTTATTGATGGAGCAAATGCTAACATATATGGTGGAATTTATAGATAATTAGTGTAATATATAATACCTATTACAATACCCATTATAATACCTATTATGCCAAGAAAAAAATATCCTAAAAGCGACAATATTCCAACAGCTCCTAATGTTATGCCTGAAAATGCATATGTAACATGGGATGATAATGATTTGGCCAGTAAACAAAAAGCTTTAGATGAATCCAGCAAGGGTTTAGAAGAATACGGCTTATTCACCAATAAGACTACTGCTGCTACTAGTCGTTTTAGAAACTTTATGAATCTAGACGGTCAGGTTTCTGGTCGCCCAGGATTAACAAAAAACGATTATGATTATTTCCGTCCAGATGAAGCCATACCCACAGAAATCAAAGCCATCTTTGCAATGGCAGATCAAATCTATAATCGTGTAGGCTTAGTAAAAAATGTTATTGATCTTATGGGCGACTTTGCTAGTCAAGGTATTAGGCTTGTTCATCCCAATAAGCGTATAGAAAGATTTTATCGTAATTGGTTTGAGAAAGTTAAGGGAGAAGAAAGAAGCGAAAGATTTTTAAATAATTTATACAGAGTAGGTAATGTTGTTATTCATAAGCAAACAGCTAAGATCAGTGTCAAAGTAGCCGATGAAATGTATAAAGCCAAAGCTTCTTCTGATCTTATCGTTAGTTCTGATGATACTAAAGTAGAAAAAAGAGAAATTCCTTGGAAATATACTTTTATAGATCCTCGTGCGGTGGACATAGTAGGAGCTTCTTTATCTTCTTTTGTCGGGGATAAAAAATATACAATCACTATTCCTGCTAGTCTCAGAAAAATTATTAATGCTCCTCGTAATGATGCTGAAAAAGAAATAATAAATCAACTACCTTTAGCTATTATCGAAGCAGCACAAAGCAAGAAGGGCTATAATTTAGACCCAGAAAAAACATTAGTATTTCACTACAAGAAAGACGATTGGAAAACATGGGCCTTCCCCATGATCTATAGTATTATGGATGATATTTCTATTGTAGAAAAACTAAAACTAGCAGACTTAGCAGCTCTTGATGGCGCCATTAGCAATATTAGAATTTTTAAACTAGGAAGCCTAGAACATAAGATTGCTCCAACACAAGCCGCCGCTAGTAAGCTTAGTCAAATACTACAGGGAAATGTTGGTGGTGGTACAATGGATCTTGTGTGGGGTCCAGATATTGAGCTAATTGAAAGTAAAACATCTGTACATCAGTTCTTAGGCGAAGGCAAATATACTCCGCACTTAAATGCTATTTATGCGGGATTAGGTATTCCACCTACTCTCACCGGCACTTTCGGTGCTGCTGGTACCACAAATAACTTTATTAGTTTAAAGACATTAACTCAAAGACTTCAGTATGGTAGAAAAGTATTGATGTCTTTTTGGAAGCATGAAATTGAACTAGTACAAAAGGCTATGGGTTTTAGGTTTCCAGCAAAGATAGAGTTTGACAGAATGGATCTTAGTAATGAAGATGCCGAAAAGGCGTTATTAGTACAACTAGCTGATCGTAATCTTGTTAGCGATGAAATGCTACAAAGAGTCTTTGGTTTTGATCCAGATACAGAAAAGAGTAGACTTAACAGAGAATATAAGGCTAGAACTAATGAAACAATGGTCCCTAAAGCTGGTCCTTGGCATAATCCTCAGCTTGAAGATAATCTTAAAAAGATTGCTTTACAAACTGGCATAGTAACACCAAGTCAGGTTGGATTAGAACTTGATAGAAAAAAACCCAGCGAACAAAGCGCTATGGATATGAAGTCTCCTTCATCTTCTGGTCCTCAAGCGCCTACTAGTCCGTCCGGACAACCACAACAAGGCCGACCCAAAAACAGCAACGATACAAAAAAAAGAAAGACCAAACAGTTCAGCCCACAAACAGGCGCGTCTTTACATCTATGGGCCATAGAAGCTCAAGACAAAATTGCGGAACTTATGAATCCTCATCTTCTAGCTTTTTATGACAAAAAAAATATGAGGAGCTTATCTAACGCAGAATATGAAGAAGCAGAAGCAACAAAAACGAAAATCTTCTTGTCACTGTCTCCGATGGAAACAATTACCGAAGAATTAGTTTTGTCAAAACTCAATACTATTAATAGTATTGATATTAATGCGAAAAATAAAAACTATAATAAACTATTAAAAGGCATAAGTAACGAAATTAATAGAGAACCAACAACCGAAGAACTTAAGTATACCAAAGCGTATTTTTATCAAACGGTGTATTCTGAGCAATAGACCACAATAATTGAGGTAAATAATGCATATTTTTAAAGATGAACAAGAAGCAGGACTATCAGAAGCCTTATCTGCAAAATCCTCTATTGTATATGCTTCGCTGGCCGAAAAAGTAGAGCCTGCCGAAATCGCACATAAAAAACTTAAATCTGACAAGGCTTTAGCTGGAATAGAAGATACAGACCTATACTATACACAGTCCATTTTGGTAACAACATCATGGAATAAAAATGACGATATTTTTGATGCTAAAGAGGTTTGGCTGGCTAGAGAAACCCCAACCCACAAACCCACCAATCTTGAACATAACGAAAGCATTATAGTAGGCCATATAACTTCTAATTGGCCAATAGACGATGAAGGAAACCCAATTGAAACTAACACTGCAACACAAGATTTACCAGAAAAATTTCATATTTTAACAGGCTCGGTTATCTATAAGGGATTTACGGATCCTGAACTCCACGAAAGAGCCACACAACTTATCGAAGAAATTGAAGCTGGCGAAAAATATGTTAGTATGGAATGTTTTTTTAAGGGATTTGATTATGGACTCTTAAATAAAAGCACTGGTAAGTATCATATTTTAGCAAGAAATGAAGATACAGCATTTTTAACAAAACACTTAAGAGCTTATGGTGGAATAGGAGAACATGAAAATTATAAGGTTGGTAGAGTATTAAGAGAAATAACATTTTCTGGCAAGGGGTTTGTTAATAGGCCAGCCAATCCAGAAAGCATTATATTTACTAAAGACAATCTTAAATTATCAAAAGAGATAGCATCCACAAAAAAAATAAACGAAAAAAATGACGATTCTTCGCAAGAAGGTGTATTTTCAAATCAAGCCAATTTAAAGGAGACAATTATGAGTGTTGAATCTGAAATAACTCAAGCAGAAGAAGTAACCACTGTCACCGAAACAGAGGTTGTTGATACTGTTGAGTCTACAGAAGTTGTGGCCACAGACACTGTCATTGACACAGAGACAGTTGAAAAAGAAGAAGCTGCCAAGAAAATGGTAGAAGAAATGACCAAAAAAGAAGAAGAAATGAAAAAGATGAAGGCCGCACTAGAAGCCGCTCAAGCAGAATTAGAAGTCGCCAATGAAGCTTTAGCAGCCTATAAAAATAAAGAAGCAGAAATGCTCAAGAAAGAAAAGAAGGCCAAAAGAATGGCTGCTCTTATGAACAGTGGCGTTAGCGAAGAACTAGCTAGTGCAACAGTTGATAAGTTCGAATCTTTAGAAGATGAAGCTTTTGACAGTATCGCATCTTTAGTAGCGGCTAGTAAAACAGCAACTACAACAGAAGAAACAACTAAGG